ATGATGCCTATTAGTGCAAAAGTAAGTGGTAGCGATTTGTTTATTAAAGACAAATATGTATCTGAGGAGTTGCGTAATTTAGCAGTAGAAAGAGATTTATTATTTGTTACAGCATCGCAGTTAAACAGAGGTGCAGTAGAAGAAATAGAATTTGATCATCATCATATTGCAGGTGGTATTAGTAAAATACAAACAGCAGATAATGTTGTAGGTATATTCACAAGTAATGCTATGCGAGAAAAGGGTAGATATCAAATACAGTTTATGAAAACAAGAAGTAGTAGTGGTGTAGGCACAAAGGTAGATTTAAGATTTGACCCTGATACATTGCGTATTGAAGATTTACAAGAAGGCGATGAAGATGCAGATACAATTACAACAACTAGTTTAGTTGATCAACTAAAAAGAGGTAATTCTATAAAAGCAGAAGAGCCTGAGCAAAAGGACACTATAGGACAAGCCATGAACATGCGTGAGTTCCTCAAAAAGAATGACTTATAATGATAAATAGCATTATACAATATTTTTGGAGACATCATGCCTAAGGCTAGAAGTATATTAGAAGAACTTAATCAAATTTCTGTTGATAGAGATAGAAATCATGTGACATCTAATAGAGGCGAACATGTAATTACTAGTGCAATTAATCTAATTGAACAAATAGAATTACATTATGATGAAAAAACAGCAAAGGATTTGACTAATAGACTTATTAATAGTATAAGAGGCAAAGACGTTAAAAAATTCTCCAGAGGTATAAAGAAAGTTATAAAAGAATCTCAAAGAGAAGACAATGCTGATTAAAGAAGTAATTAATAATACTGCATATCCGTTAATAGAAGCAGACCTTTTAAAGGACAAACAAAAAGTTAACCATAACAATGTAGCATATGAATGGGACGAGACAAATCAAGTTTTTCTTGCGACAATTGATGGTGTAAAAACAGAAATTGAGCAAGGCTCAAGACTAGAATATGAGATACTTAAAACAGCAGGAGTTATAAGGTCTGGCGGCAAATTACAACCAACATTGCTAACAAGATTCAAAGGTATGTTTAATAAAGGCCCACTTGCAACTAAAAAGAAAGCACCTGGATTTTTAGGTAAACTGGGACAGGATATGGACTCTCAAACTGGTATAAGCAGAAAGTTTGGAGCGGGTATTGGATCGGCGATAGGTCAAGGTATAGATAAAATGATGGGTACTCCCACAGAAAGGTATCCTAAAGGATTTTCAATGCATTTTATATCTAAAAAAGGCGACCCTGTTGATGTTTCACTAGAGCAAGAATATACAGATGTAGATTTTAAAAAAATGGCTAAGAAAAAAGAATTAGTTAAAGTTAGAACAGTCGATAGTAATAGAGTGTTTGGTGTAAGTGTTGAAAAACTACAAAAAGGATTTGCAACTCCTGATTCTCTTCAAAATAAAGACAATAATAAAAATAGTTCTGGCCTACTAAAATAAGGCAATGAAATTTTTAGATATTTCAAGTAGTTTCGTAAAAGAAATTATATTAGAAGCAGAAAATAAAAATACTCACTTAGAGCATCTGGAAGACAATATTTTTAATAGAGGTTATCAGGGTGCCAAAGAAGCAATTAATTATCTATATAGTCTACACGAAATGCTAGAAGGAAATTCTGAAAGTCCAGTTAGTATGACGACTAAGTGGGACGGAGCACCCGCCGTAATTGCTGGTAAAGATCCAGAAACAGGTAAATTTTTTGTGGGTACCAAGGGTGTATTTGCACAAAAACCTAAAATAAATTTCACAGATAAAGACATAGAAGAAAATCATCCTGCAGAAGGCTTACAGGAAAAATTAAAATTAGCATTAAGAACATTAAAAAATTTAAATTGGAATACTGTAGCACAGGGCGATATGTTATTTTCCAAAGAAGATTTACAACAAACTAATATAGACGGAGAACAAGTATTAGTATTTAAGCCAAATACTATTGTTTACGCAGTACCCACAAATAGTAATTTAGCAAAAGAAATTGCTAATGCTGATATAGGTATTGTTTGGCATACAGAGTATGTAGGAGGCCCTACACTAGCCGATACAAGAGCCAAATACGGTTTTGATAGTAGTGTACTAGGACAAAGTTCTAAAGTTTGGCATAGAGACGCCTTAATAAAAGACTTTTCAGGCGTAGTAACTTTAACAAATAATGAAAGCGAAGAAGTTATGGGTGCTATTAAAGAGGCAGATGCATATTTAAAAACAATAGATTCTGCAACATTTAGTTGGTTAGAGAAAGGTAACGATGTCATAGGTAAAGATTTCCTACAACAATTAAAAGCACATGTAAATAATAATATTAGAGCAGGAGCATTTGACGAGCCTACAAAATTTGCACAAGGATTTGTACAAAAATATATAACCTTTATGCAAAAGAAAATAGACGGATATAAAACTCAAGCAAAGCAAGACGAAATGAATGACAAGTTAGTACAGGGTGTTAAGTTTATAAAAGAACATGTACCAAGTATTGTAAGTGTATATGATTTATACTTAAAAATTATACATTCAAAAGTATTAATTGTTAAAAAATTAGAAACAATCAGGCAGTTACCTACATTTAAGGAAACAGAAAACGGATATGAAGTAACAGGTGAAGAAGGATTTGTTGCTGTAGACAGAATGGGTAACGCCTTAAAACTAGTAGATAGATTAGAGTTTAGCAGATTAAACTTTGGAACAGGAATGCCAGGCAAATGAAAAACCCAGATAAAATGACCGGCGACCAAATGTTAAATTGGTTAAATTCTCTTCATAAATGGGACGGTGGCATACGCAATCCTGAGTATAAAAATGATGTAAGAAATAATAATTGGGCACTAATAAACAAATTTCCTTTAGTAAAATTACAAAATCCTACAGGTTATGTGCCTGATGAAGAAGATACTGATGATCCTTACAATAGGGTTATAGATCCTGATATGGATCATGCTATGCAAACAGATTTATCACAGCCTATAGTTGTTTCATCAGACAGAACAACTGTATTAGACGGTAATCACAGGGTAGCAAAAGCAAGGGAAATGGGTAAAACACATTTACCAGCATACTTTCCAATGATGGAAAGTAAATTAAATTTAAAACTTATAGATAAAGAAATATCAGAAGCCAGACTATATAGGACTTCTAGAAACTTTAATGCCCTTACAGGTGAGGATGTAGCGAAGTTATTTTATCTAACATCTATTAGTAGTTTTATGATGTTAAACGATGATAAGCAATATGATTATGCTACAGAGTATATAAAACAAACAGTACAATACGGTCCTTATACATTATTTAGAAGTCATGCAACAGATTTATACTTATTAGGACATGTAATTAGAGACCCAGATACTAAAAGTATAAGATTAAAAAATCCAATATCTAGTAAGCAGTATTTAAAAAAATTGTCCTTTGACCCAAGAAAACATTATATGTTTTTTATGAGATTAAAAAATACAACTGTTAAAGGTACAGAATTTAATTCTTATTTTTTAAGATTAGAAAGCCAACTCAAAATTAAAGATCAAAAATATAAACAATGGAGAAGGCTTATTGCAGATTGGGGAAATTTAAAATACTCATCTAAGCAATTAGTAGTATCAAGATTATTACAAGAGTATCGTAGATTAGGTAGAGGCAGTGAAATGGTAAGTCCTTTGACTACTATGGTGAAATATAAAGTACATCAAACATCTAAACCATATTCTGAGCCTAAAACAAGTTTTACAAAAAGAGCAGTAGGAACAGTAGCAGGTGCGGCCGCAGGTAGATATATAGGAAAGAAAGTGGCTAAAAAATTAGGTAAGAATGTTGATAAATATAAGAAAGCAGGAACAGGAATAGGAGCAATAGCAGGTTACTGGGCAAGTGGTAGAAAGAAACAATGAAAATAAATGAAGTAATTACAAAAGAAGCAGTTATAAGCGATCTAACTCCTCAACAGAGAAAGGAACAAGACGATATGGCTCGTAAGGAATATCGAGCTCTTATAGCAATGAAATCTCCTAATGCTGTGGAATTTGCAAACTTGTTTATGAAGTTTTATCTGGAATACGGTAGTATTGATAGTGCGTATCAACGTGCTAATGGTGAAATTAGAAAACGTGATGCACAAAGAGCTGAAAGACAAAAGGCTGATGATGAAAGAAGAAATACAAGGCGCACCACTTCCGCCGCGTCTGCTCTAAAAGGATTAAATAATCCTAAAGGTAGTGCATTAAAAATTGGAGCAACAGGTAAAAGAGGTGGACAATTAGGAAATACAAATGCTGTTAAACCAAATTCTGGTAGATTAAAAGCATTGGGTAAAGGTGTGGGAAATTGGGCAAAAGATACAATACCTGGTGGTAAATATATAGCCAAAGGTGCTGATGCAGTAGGACGAGCATACGATAGTACTATAGGAAAAGCAACACAATCAGCAAGATCAGGGTATGATTTCTTAAATCCTGGCAATGAATTACAAAAATTCTTACAAACTAAAAGAAAAGGTGGATAATTAGTTAATTAAATTGTCTTTTTCTGATAAATAAAAGTAACGGAGTATATAATACTCTATAATTATTAGGAGAATATAATGGCACAAGCAAACCCAAACGCGGCAGTTAGAGCGGCAAACGGATTCGTAGGAACTACTCATATTATGGCA